ATCTCGGCCATTTTCTCGATACGATTATCAAGGGAATTACGTTTCTCCATGCTGGCAGCCTGCAAAGACATTGCAGCATCACCAAACATTAGAGTTTGACCATCCCTCTTATCTATCCGTTCGATATCCCCTGATGCTACCTCATGATAATGGACATGCAATTTAGGTAAAATGTAACCATCATCAGGATATCCCAAATCAGATGGCTTTTGCAAAAAGATGGCCCACGATGAAACCCACAACCAGAACCGCTTTTCCATGTGCGGGTGGATTTGCAAATTATTTGCTTTTGTTGAATCTCGTTTAAAAAACCTTGTGAGAGCCTGCCCTGTATCCATAACACCCAAGAAACCTGCATAGTGGATCAATTCTTTGTATCTGTTTGGAGATGGTGTGGCTGTAGCAACAAAACGATATTTAACGCTTTTGAAAGCAGTCAAGAACGTCTGAAACGTCTTAGATCCATATGATCTCAAAACGCTGGCTTCATCCAGGCAAACTCCGTTGAATTGGTTTACATCCAAACGGAAATCTCTAACAGATTCATAATTTGTAATATAAATCCCTGGGCCGGATATTTCTTCTGTGCGCCGAATAAAAGTTATTTTAATACCAAGCTTTTCAGCGTCAATCTTAAATTCTTGCCTTACTCCCAAAGGTGCTATTATTAATTGATTACCGTGTTCTCGTTTGCCGATTATGCGCAATATTTCAAGCTGCATAAACGATTTTCCGAGCCCGAATGAAGCGAATATTGCACGGCAACCTCCGAGCAGCGACCATGACACAATATCCTTTTGATGAGGTTTTAACAGTTGGTTTATTTCGTCTTGATTGATTTCAAACCCTGTTGAAATAGACACGTCTATTTTGTTTTCAAGAAACTTTTGATATTCCACGATCATTCCCCTTTTTGTATAGAAACAACATGTTTTTTTACTGTTTGCCAAGCCAAGTTCAAAGCCCTTGAACAATCAGTAACTGTTCTGCCTGGGTTTGATAAAAACCATCGTTTAACCCGCTCTCTATTCCGATTTGAAACTTCGCGCATTCCGCTTGTTTTATCGCTTTTAACGTCTATCATCTAATGCTCCTTTTGATATTGATTTCGTATTCGAATTATATATAGCATGGCAAAAAATATATTACAATGTTTTAAAACAGATGTTACCGAAATTCATTTCGGTAACATCTGTTCCGTTGGTTATTCACCACACCATCTTTGATATATTTCATAAGATTCCTCATGGTCAACATCATCCGGGTAAAAATCAAGGCAATTTTGGGCGGCGTAAATAACCGAATCAAGTATATCGTGCCTGTCTGGATTGCATTTTGAATAAATGTCAGTTAATCCAGCTATAAGCATTGATAGTATCTCTTGTGGCTCCATAGGCTTTGATAATAGGCACCCAACTGCATCAACTATTTTTTCAACTTTTTTCTTGGAAGATGTTGAAGATGGGTATTCCCCGCAAGCCTCGTATCCGGCAATTCTTAGGGATTCTCCTGATCCCCTTATGTTTTCTGTTTCTCCTGTGAGTCTGATGCGTTCTGCGACTGCCGCAGATAGTGACAGTGTTGCAAATACTTTTGTGGTTGTGTTCATATTATTTTTCTCCGTTGCGTTTGTTTTCGCGTATTTGCCAGTCACGTCTCGCCTGGCAGTCGCCTTGACAATAAATTTCTGGTCCAGAACGTGGCATATGCTTAAACCACGTTTGGCCGAAACATTGACCGGTCTGTTTATCGCGCGCCGGGCAATAGTTGTCATATTGCGTTTTTGAATTTTTCATATCGCTGGCACCCCAAACACGGAAGTTTCTTTTTACGTTTTTTTACAATAATATCAGTCATACACTGAGACCTGTGCATGCAATCCCAAGCATCCTCTGATGCCTTAGTTTCCTTTAATACCTGCTCTATGTGGCTCTTATCACCATGCCGCTGTTTGTGTTTTGCTATCTTGTTTTGTTCGGCAAGTCTTATTTTTCGGCAGGCAGGGCACCTTGTCGTATTTGAGTTTTTTGCCTTAACTTCCGCTCCACAATCTTCGCAATTTGTTACAAAAAAAGCTTGCCGGCCAGCTTTGATGCACGGGCAGCGATAAGTCCCTTTTATTCTGAGCCTTTCGTCTGCTGTAATCTTACAACCACAGGTCATTTCGTATAGCATTTCATTCCCCTTTTTTCTCATCCCTCAGTCGTTTAATATTTATCGTTGCCGCGCCACCAGGGCACCTATATCCAAGCTCGTAATGTTCCACGGTGCGACCGGATACGCCGATCAGTTTACCGAAATCTGATCTGTTTAACCCCAACTTCCGCCGTATTGCTCTTATTTCGTCTTTGTTCATTTTTAAGGCCTTTTATCGGCTTGCCCTGGTATAGTTGGTTGTTCTTCGCTTTTTGTTAGAGATATACTACCAGGGAAAATAAAGGCAAAAAGAGGCCATAGACTATGGGTAAAATATATTGCAAGACACACCCCTGCTGATGTTGCAACCCATGCTAATCCGTAAGCTAAATATGCCATTTCATCTGCCATGTCGATTCTCCTTTTGTGCCCGGTTTCCCGGGCGTTAGCTGTTAAAAATACATCTCGATATAACATTTTATTTATTTTTTTCTATTCTCATGATTCAAGTTAGGCAAGCTCCAATCTGCGGCCATGTATCTACATCCTGGGCACATAAACAGTTCTTGGGTACATCCGTGACACCCTCCGTGGAATAAAGGACGTTTAATTTCTTTATTCTCAGATAACAAAACGTTCACAGTGGAAGCTTGCCTATCGTCGGCTTTCGTTATTTTGGTCTGTTTGAATTTAATGATGTCAGTATCTTTACCGGCAGCATGAAGAAAACCATCCAACACAACCTTTTCAACGGATCCGCGCATGTATTGGATAGATGCAATTGCAAGCATCTCAAAAAATTCAATCCGTGATTCTTCATCCATTTTACGCGCAACCGTCAATACATTTTTAATTTCCATTTCTACCGACTTCCTTTTGTCCATAACGTTCTCCTTTGTGCCAGGTTTTCCCGGCGGTTTGGTTTTTATTAAGTCACGCTAACAAGAACAACACCACCCTTTTTTACATAGAAGTTAAAAAGTTTCTTCCCGCGCGGCTTCCTGCATTTACCTGTTGCGGAATTTACTTCCTTCCCGACTATGTTTTTTGTTTGGATTGTCTCAACGATAAATGCTGTTTTACAATTTTCGTATGTAAGCTCGATACTGTTATCTTTTTTTGTCAGTGTGGTTTCTTCGGTGTGCATGTTGTATCCCCTTTGTTAGTGTTTTCACCTCAACCTGACAAACACTATACATACCTCAATGAGGTATGTCAACACCTTTTAAATAAATTGTAAAAATAAAACTTTGCAGATTAAAAAAGCCCAACCGGTTATGGATGGGCTTTTGCTGGCGTCACGAAAATGGTTTCGGGTTATTTAGATTCGCGCTCAAACATGTCACAGACAGAATTTGGCTTAACCATAAAGTCGCCAATTTTACACCTCAGTTTTTTTTCTGTATCATATCCCCACCTATCTTTGTAAATAGTAGATCTAAAGTTCTTACAAACACGACATCTTCTTTGCAACGGCTTGACTTGATAGTTTTGTGCTTTCTTAGCTTCTAATGTTTTGCTCATTGATTATTCCTTTTTTAAATTGATGTAGTAATCTCAGGTATTTTATTATACATATCAATGATCTCCTTAAGATCTGAACCTTTAGCTATTACATGAGAAAAGTGTTTAAGCTCAAACCACACCCTTTTTGTCGCAACTCGGACAACAATCTCAATAGATTTATTATGTCCGTTACCGTAGCTGCCAAACAGCAGTGTTCTTGCTTCAAACTCATCTAACATTTCAACTGATATCTTGTCTTTCATTCTTCATTGTCCTTATCAAATTTTTTGTAAAAAGTTATTATTGTGTTTGTGGTGCCTTGTGTTCTGTTTATATAATCCTGTATCCTCGTGATGTCTTTCCCTGATGTTATTTGCTTGTCACGAATTATTTCTGCGTTTCCATAGCCAAGGTCATTGTCTTCGATAAAAGTGTACGATACGAAATACTTAAAAATACGACGTCACCCCTTTATTCTGCATTTATTCTGCAAAGTTTAAATTTTATTCTGCATTAGATAGTTTCAGGCACGGCCCTGCATCCAGAATAATAAGCCTCTAATGTCCGTGGCGATATTCCCAGGTGTTCTGCAAATTCCTTAAGTGATAATCTAAGCCACTCCTGCCGGTCTTTTAATTTCTCAACTCGCTGATGCTCCACAATGCTCCTGCCGTGCGCTCTATGCTTCGCAAACGCCTTTGCTGCGGTCATGGTATGAAAGCCTCTAAAGTAGCCGTTCCTGGTGTCCGTGACTGTACATCTATAAGAGTAATGATCAATGGTTAATTTTGTTGGGCCAACATACGCAACCCAATCACCCTCGTCATGTGAAAAAATAAGATCGTGTACGCCTCGCAAACCTCCTGTTTGTCGTATTTTGGTTTTTTTAATCATTTAGCAACCCCTTTCTATCGTAGAAATCAATAATAGATTTGAATGTGTGGTGCTGCATTTCTATGGCTTTTGAATGATCTTCATTGTCTCTTATCATTACAACATTTTCATATATTTCAAATTCATATCCAAACAGATACAGGCTACCTATTTTATTACCAGTTTGGTGTTTTGTTTCTTTCATCTTTCACCTTGTCGTATTTTGTGGTTTTTACTTGTCGTTGCGCTCAAACATTTTTAGTTTTTGCTGCAAGATAGCCAATGGCCATAGGCAATACAGAAACAACAATGGGAATCAATATGGCATCATACCAGTAGACTGGCGCTACTTCCGTAGGTGGACTTGCTACGTAGTCAATTACTGCAACAAACCAAGATGTAACATACAATAAACACATAAAAATTGTTGGGTTGATTCTACTAAATAATTTTTTCATGTTATTTAAATCTCCGATACAAAAACTGCCTAACATCTTTATCTATCCGCTTGTTATACTTGCCCCACTCTTCTGGGGTCATTTTTCTTGCTATCCCTGGGTGGACTTTTACCGGCTTGGCCTCTTTTGTTTTTTTCATTTTAAGCCTCCTTTTTAGTCTTTTTTTTGCGTAATTTGATAACTGTTGTTTCAATAGCTTTTTCCACACTCCACCCTCTTGACAATCTCTTTCTTAAAGTAGAGTGATTTATTCCAAACCTTTCGGATATTGTGATCAATAAAACACGTTCGCCGCGATATGTTATAAACCGGTTGCTTCTCATATTCCTTTGGTTTTCTTTCCGGCTAGACCATTTGCAATTAGATTTGTAATAACCACAATTATTATTAATCCTGTCTATCTGCGCACCAACAAATGGCTTCATGCCCATATCAGACAAGAATGATTCAAATTTTTCCCATCTTTTGCAAACAGATATCCCTCTACCACCGTAATCAATAAACCTCTTATCTTTTTCATTATTACATCTATGAATCATTGACCTCCAAGTTTTATATTCAGAGGTATTAGACATAAGATGTTTAGAGTTCCTTTTTATAAGGACTTCTCTTAAATAACATCCACAACTTTTTGTTTCTCCTTTTATTAGGTGGTCCATTCTTACCTCTTTTTCATTGCCGCATTCACACACAACAGAAACATACCGTTTCCTTTGTATGTCCATGTTTGTGACTGTCAACCTTCCAAATACGTCTCCTATCTTCATACTATTCCATCCTTGCAGGGTCGCAAAGAACTGATTTTGGTATTCCAAGTTTACGCAATTTTTTAAACACAGCCGGATTAATAGGCCTTTTACCAGTATTCCATCCGGACATGGTTTGTGCCGTAACCCCCAGGACCTTTGCAGCTTCTCCTAATGACATCATAGCCTCTTCCCTAAGTGCTTTTTTCAGTGCTGTTTCCATAACAATCTTCCTTTTTAAGTTAAAATCTAACTAAACATAATTTAACTAAAAATTAAAGTCAACTTAAAATAAATTTAAAAATAACAGTTGACATCCTGTCCGGTACGGCATATGTTTGTCGTGCGGTTAACTTTTAATTTTGGAGGCGTTATGGTGGACAAAACAAACAGACAAAAATGCATAGAAATGTGGCAATGGATAGTCGACAACGAATCTGATAAAGAGGCTTGGGCGGACGAGCACCCGGAAGAGGCTAAAGTGATTGCAGAATATGTATATTGCCACGCATGCCTTGAAGCAAAAAACTACTGCAATCATTGTCCGGTGTTGTGGGGTTGTGAAAACGCCTGTTGCAGTCAAGGCAGTCCATATATGGCATGGCTTAATGATAGAACAAAAGAAAATGCCAAAGCGGTTTTGGATGTGATCGATAGAACTTGGGAGGAAAAATGAAACCAGGAATATACAAAGATTTATCGAACAAAGATTACCACTTGGCGAAGGGGCTTAACGTATCAAAGCTTAAGACGTTTGATATTAGCCCGGGTCTGATTAAATGGGCCAATGATTGCCCTGAATATCCTGAGAAAAAAAAAGTTTTTGATATAGGAAACGCTGCACATACTATGGTTCTTGAGCCATTGAAATTTAATGAACGATACGCGGTTGAACCTGCTGTTAATAAGCGGACTAATGCAGGCAAGTTCATTATCTATGATTTCCTTGCTGAGAATTCGAATAAGACCATTTTGACCGCAGCCGAACATAGACAGATTGATCTTATGTCAAGGTCTGTCTATGCGCATCCTGACGCACGCAGGATTATTGAAAATCAGGTGGGTGCAGAAATATCCATTTTTGCCAAGGACGAAGACGGGCAAATGATGAAGATCCGGTTAGATATGGAATCAAGGATAAATGGCAAGCGGATTGTACTTGACCTGAAAACAATTGATAAGATAGAAAACATATCAAAAGCTATCAACGAACGCGGGTATAATATCCAAGAGGCGTTTTATAGAGAAGTATACAAAATGCACCATGGCGTTTATCCGGATTTTTTCCTATTTTGCTTTATTGGGAAAGCCGTAGAGTTGGGCAGGTATCCATGCCGAATTGGTGAGCTATGTCAGGCTGACAAGGATGATGGATACAGAAAAATGAACGCTTTGGTGAGTGAATATAAGTCGTGCAAGGCATCTGGTAACTGGCCGGGGATTCAGACTTTTTCGAGATATAAATGGGCTAAATAAAGAAGGAAATTAAAATGAGTGAACAAGACAGGAAGTCTATATTACTTAAAGCGGCATATGATATTTTAAAGAAATGCAACTCAGGGCCATATGTATAAAATGCGTTAGAAGTTACTGCTATCTGGGACGATGCCGAGTGCGATGGATATTGCCTAATGGAAGAGATAGCAGATGAACTTGATTTAATCGAAGGTAATTTTTAATAAGTCTAAACGGAGGTAGTATGAAAAACGAAATCACAGCAATTGATCAAGTATCAAACGAAATTGACTATGTGGTAGAGCAATGTTTGCCAATAACAAATCAGCAGGCAGCCAACTTTTCGCAGGCCCTGGTATTGGCAAAGGGTGTAAAGCGTTTACGGGAGATATTCCAGACAAATAAAGATATCCAGGAAAACGTAATGGCTATGGTTAATACAAACCTTGGATTTATGACAGACCGCACACCAGATGCAATAAGAAATAGCAAGAACAAGAAGAAGGAGCTTGTACCGTATACATACAGCGAAATATCAGAATGTTGTATTGAGGCAATGTTGAACGGATATCGTATAACAAACAACGAGTTTAACATCATTACAGGTAGGTTTTATGCTGCCAAGAATGGTAAACACAGGAGGATAGTAGAAAATGAAAAAATTTCGAACTTCAAATTTAGCCACACGCCACCATTGTTTTGTACAGAAGAGCGCAAGGGGTACAACGGTATGGAAACTGTACAGGTAGCAAAAGTGCAGTGCTTTGCATCATGGATGCAAGATGGAAATATAGTAATCTTGGGCGACGACAGAGACAAGCTTGTTTTTAAAATAAAAGTCAATTACGGCATGGGAGATGATGGAGTGGTTGGCAAGGCATTAAGCAAGCTTTTTACCAGGGTGCTGATGAGACTCGATGGAAATATCATCCCAGAATCAACAGACATTGAACCATCAATTGATTTAAGCCCAGACCCAAACAAACTGCTTAATGGTCCCAAAATAGAATATAAGGATATCCAAGAAAACCCACTACACAAAACAGAAGCCTGGAAGAGGTACGCTGAATCCCGTGAAATTGACCCGGTGTTTGCGGCCACTATGCCGGAGCCTACAACAGAAAAGCAATGCGAGGAAGCAACAAAGGCCATCAACCAGAATATTGACAAGAATATTTCTTAAAACTTAGGCCAGGGACCGGTAGGTCCTGGCCGTAAAGGATAACAATGGATTGGAATAAGATCGGTGTGTTTATGGTTGCGTTGCAAATTGTTTGCACTCTTATTCTCGCAGGTGTTGCTGTTTTTTTGGAAGATGGGGTTTTAGGGTTAGTTCGTTATATATTCCTGCTGATATTGTTCTCTATTGGCTCTTATTTAATAACCACTTGACAATCAATACATATTGGCATACAAAGGAATAGAATTTAACCACAACGGACGATAACTTTTATTTAACAAGGACAATCGAATGAATGATTTAGTAACAACATCCACACAATTAAAGATTTATGACATCCAGGAATCAGTCCTTTCAGAATTCCGAGAAGCAGAGAAAATCAAGTGCGAAGATTCAGAAAGCCGGAAGATGCTTGGGAAATTCCGGGCTGATGCGAAGTCAATTAGGTCAAAAGTTGAAAAGGCAAGGTTAGCTAAAAACCGGGAACAGACGACATTAAACAACGATGCAGCAAAAGCTATAAACGACAGGCTCACTGCAAGCATTGACGCATATGACGCCGAAATCAAACCCTATGATCAAATTGCTATCGACAAGGCTAACGAACGCAAACGGGAAGAAAAGAAGAGGATTGAGGCAATTGCAGAGCAACTTGAAAGCCTTACAAAGCTTTGTGCAACAGCTATGGAGTTTAACATTTCATCCGATCACATCCGTTTCCGAATTGAAATGATTTCAAACTTTGTTGTCGATGAAGAAACATTTCAGGATAGCTTTGGTCAGGCGGATATATTAAAGATATCAGGTTTGGCCCAGGCTAAGGCTGCGCTAGAATCAAGGATAAAATGGGAAGAACAGCAGGCCGAAAACGAACGCATCCGGATCGAGAATGAAGCAAAGGAGAAAGAGCTTGAGGATGAAAAAGAGAAAATCCGTATTGAGAATGAAAAAAGGCAGGCTGAACTTGACCGGATAGAAAAAGACCGTGAGGAAAAGGCCAGGTTTGCTCGCGAAGAATCAACCAGAAAAGAGGCAGAGGCAAAGGCAAAGGCAGATAAGGAATCGGCAGAGCTAAAGGCTAAGGAGGAAGCAATAAAGGCCCGTGAAGATGCAGTAAAAGAAAAAGAAAGGGCAGCTGCGGCCAAAGCAGAACTTGAAAAGAGAATTGCATGGGCAACGGAAATGTTTGAAGCAAAAGAAATTGAAATTGAAGAACGGCGTCAATCAGATTGGTGCGATGCCATAAAAGAAAACGATATCTTCGATGCTGCGTGGTCAATTGCAAAAGATATTGATTGTGAAATCAAGAAAGAAGCGCTCAAATCTGATGCTGAACGGGCCAAGATGGTTGCTGCTGATAAAAAGATAATCCAGTCAGCCGTAACCAATATAGACACTTTGCTTTCAGGCGTTGTTCGGCCTAAATGCAACACCGATTATGCCGAAGCGATTATGCTTGAATTGCATGAGTCAATTAAGGTTGCTTTGGATGTCGCAGAAAAATCAGGAAATATCCTTGTTTAGCAAAACATGTTGGTTTTCTAACCGGATATCATATTATTATTGAGAGGACTATATGAAATTATCAACAGATGAAATCAACCTTGTCAGACAGTGGTTCAATGCTGTCCAAGACCTCAACCCTAAATACATGCAAAAAGCAGATTATAAGTTATATCTAAAAGTGTTGGATGCTTACAAACAGCCTATCAATAAGGGAAATGCAACTGAACGCTACGGGGAGATTTGTGATTTAGACTGTGAACATGTCTACCGTGGTAAATGTAGCTGGCGTGGTCTTTGTGGGCTTCGCGTCCGCTGATGTCCATATTCTTTTTCTTAGGAGCATAAATGAGCATTGTAAGAGATAATTTAATGACACGACCAGGATACTCCCCATACTGCGGAAATTCAACCGGGCATTGTCCGTTGCCCCGAACGCATTTCGAAGGTGAACAATTCGTATGTAAACACTGTGGTTGGAGGTCTGAATTTCCGAAAGACTTTATTGATTGTTACAAACGGGAGTGGGGCTTTGAACACGAAAAAGAATAAAAACATACACACGTATATCGCTACTCTCAACGGTGATGTACGTCATTATCTATCGGACAAGCCGGTTAGCGAGCCGGGAAAGAGGAAAAATGGAAAAGCTTGCAAAAATTTTTGAGACAGACAAAGTAGGACAAATCCTGGTGAAAGTTGATGCTGATGAAAACTCAAAGCCAGAAGTAAGATATTTCTTTTCTCCAAAAGATATGGGTGTTTGCTCAATGGCTGTAACATTTGATGACTCTGATTCTGGATGGAATTCAGCAGATAAACTTTTTGATAAGACAAATGAAGAGCAAGCCTTAAAAGTTATATGTGAGATCATGGATAAGATCGCGGAGCAAATCAGCAAATAACACAATTAACCAGGATATTGCTACGACCACCGGTTATCGTGGGCATTAACCATCAAGCCCTTGGCAAGGCGTTAAACTGCCTGGAGAACCATGAAAAACATGCTAAATTGCAGAATGCTGGCAGAAGCAACAGGCAGAACGCCTGCGTCTATCAAAAACATTGCATCTCAGATCCCAGGGTCGAATAAAGATTTGGGTATTTGGGTCTTCCCAGAATCGGCAATCAAATGGGTAAACGAACGTAAGTCTGGAGCTCCATGCGGTAAACGTAATGGTCGTTGGAATGGTGGGAATGGATGATATTTATTCCTGGCAACGTCCCAAGTTCGAAAAACTCAAAAATCGCAACAACCGTAGGTAACGGTGAAAGTTCAAAAACTGTTTTACTGCATTCAAAAACAGTTAAAAAATACCTGCGTAATCTTGGGATACAGAGGCTTTCATCAAAAACAGGTATTACCGGATATGTCACAAGACCGAACATATTTAAACAGCACATAGATGGTTTTTTTGAAGGAGTAGAGTATCCTTGTGTGCTTGGGTTTAATTTTGTGAGGAATTCCTATCGCAAGTTTGATTTTATAAACGCCTGCCAGATTCTATGCGATCTTTTTGTTGCACACGGATACATAGAGGACGACGACATGAAACACCTGATACCAATCCCGATGATGATTAACGGATCATATTATTCTGTTTGCAAGGAGAAACCTGGTGTTCACCTGGCAATTATAGAAAAACCGATCGAACAAATTAACTATACGATATAAGGACAAATAAATGATGTCAAAAGACGCGAGAAGTTGCGAGACGTGCTGGAGAAACGATGGAACATGTAGTATGTGTGATGGTTGTGACCGGCATTCTTTGTGGGAGCCTAAGTTGCGTTCGGCTGCCACCCCCGAGCCTATGTCTAAACCTGGAATTGATGACGTTTTGCCAGAGGTTATAAAAGACCTTAACGCAAGGGACTCAATTGGTCGTGTAAAATACGGCACAACATTACAGACTCACAATGGTCGTGATGCCTTAAATGATGCGTACCAAGAAAGTCTTGATCAATCAATGTATCTAAAACAAGAAATTATGAATCGTGACGGGTCTTTTAAAGACAAAATCGCAGAATGGGCAAACGATCGCAACCTTTACGATGTTGCAACGCCTTTTTCTCAAATGAAGAAACTTTTTGAAGAAACTATTGAATGGATCGCAGAGGTTGAATCAGGTAACCGTGAAGCTGAGATGATGGAAATGGGAGATATGAAGGTTGTCCTTCAAAATATGTGTAATTTTCGAGGTTATTCTCTGGATGAATGTGGGTGGATGGCGTATCGTAAAATTAAAGACCGCACTGGCCACACTGAGAACGGAACATTTGTGAAGGATTAACAGGTGAAACCAAAACACTGCAAAGGATGCGATTATCATAACAACGCCGGTCACGGCAAAGGGACAGCTCTTGGGATGTCAAGGTTTAACAATTGGTGTTGCTATTACGGTAAATTTGCCCCTGCTGTTGTCGGATGGTGCAAAAACAAAGGTGGACACTCTAAAAATGAGAGGAAATAAGAATGGAAATATTGGTTGTTGGTAAAGGGGCAATTACAACACATGGCGATATGATGGTTACATCGTCCGCTGATGCTTATGTTGAGCTTTATTCAAAGGTTATATATGCAGCAATGGCAGGCAACTTGTCTATTGATTTTGTTGATTCTGATATATAGTTAATACAAAAAGAAAACCCGGAAGGCACTATGCCAACCGGGCTTTAAAAAAACTACAAAGGAAGAACGAATGAATTTAATTAATATCATTACGTTTTACTCTTTGTCAATAAAAAATATTGATTTTAACCGAATTTAAATAAAACAGATAGGTGCTATGATATTATTCAGACAAGGCGGGATATACAATAATACGATTTGTGGAGTTAAATATATCAAAATAGCAATAAGAAACCCATTCCCAGAAGGTTTTTTCTTTTATAGTAAATTCAGGAACAAGATTAAGACGGTCAGATTTTTTAATTGCCTTACTGTTATATGAATAAAGGGAGATAATCCAAAATGAAAGAACAATACGGATGCCAAGCACATTACTGCTATTTAACCGGACCGAGATCAGGGATGTGTACAAACAGCGGGTGTGCATGCCTTAAAAGCTTACCTACTGGGATCAGGCTTGCTATTGAGCGCAGGATACTTGGGCTTGAGGCTAATGTCAATAAATTGGAAGCTCAGGCCGAAAAGAATCAAAGAGAATATCAGAAATACGAATTCTGCAAGGCGGTTGATTGTGCTTCTTTGCTGTGCGATCAAAACGGAGTATATCATTGCATACGATCTAACAAAATGTGCCAACATACGGCCAAAGAGATACACCACTGGCTGAAAGAAAACGGGTTTAAGATTGTTAAGGAAACTAATCATGAAAAACAAGCTCAGAGTACTTGTTGTTAACGAAAAAACAGCATTGGATAGCATTCTGAGTGATGTTTTTACTTTCGGCTCTTTATTCGGAGGATTCTTTTTAAATCATTACTTTCTTGGCGGGTCTATTGTTTTGCATATCATGTTTGCTGTAATGTTTTTGATATTAATATCAAGCCATTATGGCAAAAAAATTAAAACAATGAACTGTGAAGAAGCATTAGAATATTTGAGTAGATTACGCGACAAAGAGAAATAATTCAACAATTGTTTTTGAATAAAGCCCCATGAAATAGCACATGGGGCTTATATGAATTTTATTCATATCCGCGATTGTATTCTTCTGCAAGGAAATTGTTGTAATACGCCATGGCCCCGGGATCTGCGGCAAGTTTTGTAATTTCGCTGATAACGCCGTGAATCTCTGTAAATTCTTTCTGACATTTGTTTCTGACATAAACCATGTACTGCTTTGTTACCTCTGCGCCACGCTCTGCGGCTGCGGATATCATTGCGTCAAGATTGGCTAACATTTTTTTTTCTAAATCTACGATGATTTTTAAAGCTGCCGGGTTTGCCGGGCCATGGGTTGGTGCAGGTTGTGCAGAGTAAACCACGCCATTTTTGTTTTCATTCTGGATGTAATCAGCGATACAGGCTGACAACTCATACCGTTCCATTTTTTCAGCACGCAAAAAGTCAGCTATGCCGTTATCATTTGCCGCGATAAAATCCCTCATACAAGCCTTGTATTGCCCGCCAATCATGATAAGCGAGTTCATTACGGTGTTCAGGTCTTTTAGACATTCTGGGGTCATTATATTCTCCCTGTTTTTCTCTCTTCGGTTAGTTTTTTAACATAATCAGTTACAATTGCAGATTTTATAAATGCTTTTTTTGCACAAGCAGGGTTAGCACAGACTGCGATGCCTTTTGGGGCAGTATCCTTATTGACCATAATTGAATCCAAGCCACAATTGGGGCACCTAAAAATAAAACCAGACCATTCGCCCATACGGTTTGGTATCATGTAGATGTCAGTAACTGTTGTGATTGTCTCGCCAAAATTGTGCGGATCTTCTGTCTTGTCAGGAACTGAATGTACTGGGCAAGGGGCGGTCATAAACTTCCCGCATGTGCATCCCTCTATTTTTTCCGCAACTTCTGACTTTTCTTTTTCAGACATTTAAAAACCTTTTTTGATGGCCCCCTTTTTACGGGGGGCCGATTTGACTTGATCCCTCAAGACCTTTGCCGTGGTTATTTTGCCTTTGCCTTAACGGCTTTTGCTGCCGCTTCTGGCTCTGGTTCCAGGACAGGCTCCGGGCAAGCGCCGCATGTTCCACCAGCATTTAAAATGCCTGGGCAGGCGTTACGGCTTACGTTGATCGTGTTATCATTGAGGCACATGTCGATTTTTGTTCCCGGTTCGTCTCCGCAGCATCGTTCGTCGCAACCTCCGCATACAGCGCCTTGCGCTTTCATCGTTGATACGCAGCTTTTCGGAACTTCAATCGTCTGGTCCTCATAACACATGATCACTTCTTCACCGGTTTGGCCAGGGCAGTGGTCAGTTCAGGAGGGGCAAGGAGTAGAACATCCAGTAACACAACCACATGCAATGCGTGTTTCAAGGGCAGTAATCATTGCGTTTTTCTCGCCGATCTCTTTGTTAGCATCGAGCTTGGCATCAATCGCGGATAGTCTGGCCTGGACTGAGCCGTTATCAACTGCCTGTTGTTTTGAAAGTTCGGCAAATTTTTCAATTGTTAAGATTTTTGCGTCACAGCAACACTTATCTGCAACTCTGGCGTTATTTGCGATTTCACGCTCGATATCTCTCAGCCGGTCACCGTTTCTAAGTTCAGCCTGAAACTGACCGTCTTTGATTGAATCGAACCGAAGGATGTTTCTTGTTTCGGAATTCTGGTCGCTGATGCGGTCAAGGTTTGCACCAAGACCAGCCTCAAGGCAACGAGTCTCTGCTTTTGTTACTTCATTGTTGCGATTGATTCTAACAGCGTTTGATCCCATATCGGCGAAAGGGGAACCATAGTAACCACCACCCCACTGACCGCCGCCACGACCACCAAAACCACCACCGCTCATTGCTGCTGTAAGTACCGCATCGCTTGTGCTAAAGCCATTATCCATGTTTTTTGCTCCTTGTGTGATGGAGCATAAAAGAAAAGCCCCATCAAGTAAAATATACTCAATGGGGCCATGTGGCGCAACTGAATGAAGTTAGGGCGGCAACTGTTTAATATGCGGGCCTGTAAATAATTATATTATATACAGCTAAACAGGGCTTTTGTAAACACGTTTTATTCTTTCAAGGCTGCTTTTTATCAATTTCATGCCACGTTTTAGAGATGTGTTGGTTTCTTTTAGGCTTTTAGAGCCTTCAATACCAGGTATTGTAGTACCTATCCCGCGGTCTATAGCTTCGATGAAACAGTTTAATTTTTCTTCTATACGTGACACCCTGGATTTTAAATCCGTCATAAGATACACTGTCCTCAAAATTATTATTGCGTTTTATTAATATATTCTTCTATGTGCGTCAAGAGATGATCTTTCATTCGTCCAAAAACATCCCACCACTTTTTATCCCTTGGCAAAACAACAACTTTGGTTATTCTGTGCACAAACCGGCTCCATCCTATTTTGACCACAACATCATCATCATCTATAAATATAACAGTTTTATGGTTTTCTTTTGTATCTGTAAAGCCCATTGATGGGCAAAAAGCAACACAATATTCTGCGCATAAAAGTTCTTGCAAATAAATCCCAGTCGGGCCTGATTTTGAATGACATGTTATTAATAATGGCATTCCTGGAGTCCGGATAAAAGTCTTTAATATCCTTTGTGCTGAAACATAAGACCCGTATTTAACACCATCTTTTTGCAAAAACAGGAAGTTCCAAAACCAATCAATTATGCCGTTTGTGCCAGGTATTGCTAAAACTTGTAATGCCTCTTTATTATACTCCGTTTTATATACCGACCATTGCGTGCTACCGACTGAATTTGATGGGATTTTATAGGCTTTCTGCAAAAAGTCGACTGATATTTTGTATAATTCTTTATTCATAAGTCACCTGATAATAAATAAGTTTTTTCTGCAATAAAACCACGTTTAGGACTCCACAATGAGAAGGGAGAGTTTCTGCAATCAATGTGCAGCCACGATATATCAACTTCAAGAAACGAAATATAAGGAAAGTCCTGTTTGTTGTTTATTATGTGCATCCTTATTTCCTCTGGATCATATTTGTCAGAATGAAGATCCAGAGCCCTCCCAAATTTATGCTGAGATGTTTTAGATCCGGTTGTTCTGAAACCACACTGCGTAAGCCCACGGCCGTTAACCCACAAAGGTCCAAATAAATATCTCAAATTATCCGCAGAAATCAAGATACGGTCATCAAAATATTTCCAGCCTTTGGGGAAGTTTTTTGGGAAGCATTCATTTAAATTAAAATATTTAGGTTTATACATATCAATGTTTAAACCTCGTCACACATGCTTTTTTGATACTCAGCTAAATCTTCTTGCCACTGGTCAGGTAAAGCCCATGTTTCAATGTAGAAATCTATCTTTTCTGGATCTTCAAATACTGTCCTTACAATATCACCATTCATGATAAACCATCCAGGAACTGGGAGTTTAAGCATAACTAACTCAGATTTTTTTGCTTCCATTTTACCTGCGCAATTATCCTATTTTTAAACAATTCAATAGCTTTTTCTTTTAACCAATCTGGCGTCTTTCTGTTGCGCTTCCTTCTGTCTTTTTTGCATTCCATCTATCCCGGCCAGCCGGTTGAAATATCTGTGTTAATATCTACCTTCAGCGCTTCGATTAATTCCATTTCCCTGGTATGGCAGGCCTGGACGTGATTAAAAAGGGCTGTGCCGATTGATGTCATCGTCGCTGCATCCAACTGCACATACCCATCGCTGGTTTTGAAATTAATTATCGCTCCGGGGTTCTGCGTTACCCCCATGACTGCCCCGTCAATTTTCCGCTGGTCTTCCTTGTCTGTGCCTATAAATGTGCCGTCCTGGAGAGTGAATCCCCCGAACTCTTTTTGCTCTCTATATGCTTTGAGCGCTTGTTTTTTTCTCTCCAGCTCACCAGATAACCATTTTAATTCTTTTGCAATAGCAATCGACTCTTCCTCTATAGTAAAAGGAATCTGTCCATTCTTTGTCGCTTTACATCTTGTCATTTTACACCATAAAGTTTAAAAGTCCCAGAAATAGTCCCAGAATCAGGCTCTATTTTTAATGCCGTAATGGGTGTGGTGCTATCCCATTTCGCGACCCCGTTGTACCCACTAACAGTTGTACTTGATGCTGAGTTTGAAACACTTAATTGTGATTGTATAAATGATCTATATGAACTCGCAGGTTCACCTATACTTATAGATATTCTTGCTCCCGTCCCGGTTCCGCCAACAAGACCCAGCAACAACCTGCTATCAGATTCATCGTTAGTTATAGTCAACGTCGTACTATTACTGGCCTGCTTTGCTAATGTTGTTCTATAATTTGACGATTGGTAGGTTGGCCCCGTGCCTGTGCCAACAGTTAAGCCCACAGGGTTGCTGTTCAAGCTGGTATGAAAATTGTCAGACTCTATAATATATTTATCATAAGTACCGTCTATATCATCTTCAAAAACCACCGCACTCGCTGCTGTTGCCGTGACAGAGTAAAGCAAAGTCCTGTACTCACTCCCGCCAGTATCTCCCTTTGCACCCTGGCTACCGGATAGAGAAATACCCCAATCTGCAAATGTGCCAGACCCGCCCGTATTAGTAACATTTACAATCAGCGTGGTGCCGGAATAGCTGGTCACCGCCCCGTGCATATAATTATCCGAATCGGCGTCGCTGATGATGGAAACGAATTGGCCGGCAGCAAATTGTTTCCCTGTTTGAACAGTAAATGTCTTTGATCCTGTTCCAATTGTCACACTGGTGGTGCTTGTCGCGATAATCGCATTTGCATAGCTCGCCGCTATAGCCGCGTCATCCTCTGCTGAGCTTGCCGAACTTGCCGCATTGCTTGCGCTTTGATTTACCTCTGATGCAACCGTATTCATTTCTGTGGCTACATCGTTTATATTGCCAGCGACTGCATTGATTTGCGTTCTAACTGTATTAATCTCTGTCGCGTTGTCGTCCATCTCATCCATGCGCGTTTGAACGTCTGAATTAAAAGATGCCGTCCCTCGTACAGGTGTTGTCGTGTACCCTGTGACAGACTGGTCAACTGTACCAACTTCGGTTGTGATCGTTGTCATTAAATCATACCCCTCATTGCGAATGATATTCTACTATATTTTATGGATGGGATTGATATCCTGACTTTAGACGGAAAACCGTAAAAAATAAAAGACTCATAATTTAACCCATCGTTATTAAAATCATAAATAGCAACTTTACCCCTGTTATTTATCAAAGTTCTCCTTGCTGCGTCTAATATTTCATTCCCTACCCAAACTTTTAAACTCCCTACGTCAGAATAGTTGCCAGGGATCATTTTAACCGCCCCTGTTGTTTCGCTTTCGTATTTATACGAATAATCATTAAATCCTATTTCCGGGTCATATGTGGTTCCTCCGATCTCGTATGCATGTCCAATTGCAAGGACTCCACAGGCCGTGTCAGACAACGAATTAACAAATGTAACGGACAATCTCGCAGTAGAAGACACGAGATATGGAAATTCCCAAACTGCCCTTTTTTTATATACAGCCGGGCTAAAAAACCACTCATCGTAATCGGTAGGGGCTGAAGAGTCCATATCTATTGTTTCGGTTGCTTGCGTAATGCCATCTTCAATCAATGAGAATGTAATCTCGGTCGCATCGCAATTGAAAATCCCTACATAATCGCTTTCATTTGCATCCACAGCAACTGTAAATGACGTTGTGTTAGTTGTTTGAGTGTTCATATATTCGTCAAACATCAGCCACCTATCGGTTGCCCCAAGGTCTGTCCATTTTGTAATGTCTGTACCTGGAGTCGCTGTATTTGAATCTGCTATAGATTGATATACTTTGTGTGGCGTCGACCCTGTATAATAAACAACATCCCCATTCGCATATGTCCCGGCCGACCATTCTCCGTTTGCTGTTGCAGATCCTCCATATTGATCTTCCGGAATGGTGGACGAAGTCAGATCGATATCTTTCAGAGTAACTATTTTCATGCGGCCTCGGTTTTGAATGGTAAGTTGCCCATGGTGTTTCGATCAAAAATATCTAATAGGTCTTCCATGGATTCTTTCTTGTCACCGGACAAATTAAGCATTGTCCAAAGCACTTCATATATTTTGTCAAGTCTGTTTTTCACACCTTGCATTTGACTATCCGGTGTTACATGCTCAGCTTGTCCTCCTTCGCCAATTAAAGAAAAAGTTGGTTTATATACTGTCCCGCCATCTGCAAAAGCTGGTATTTCACCGGAAGCAAGAGCAGCATTTAAAAAAGCCTCTTCAAAATTGCTTAAATCAACGGAGTCGGTTGGATCAATAAGCGAATTAACCCAATAATCAATTCCTGCGGGCTTACCGGCTCTACCCAGTTTTGACCAAAACATATTTTTAACTATTGATTCATAATCTATCCCGCTACCCACAATAGATAATTCGCCTTGCTCCACGGCAGCATTTCTAAACGCTTCCTTAAAATTGCTTAAATCAACAGGGTCTGAATCGTCCATCAAAGAATTAACCCAATAGTCAATTCCTGCGGGCTTACCGGCGCGTCCAAGCTCTGACATAAACGTCTGCTTTACAAGTGTTTCGTAAGAGCTTCTGACAGTATCATCAAGGGTTTTCGTTGAATCTCCTTGGGTTGCTGTGTTGTAATCACTCGTAGCGGTCTCTAAAGTTTTTTGAGCATCAATGTATTGCTGTTTTGCTTGCTCAAGACTCATTGTTAACAAATTATTCGTCCCGGAAATTTCTTCCAGGATGGCACCCAAAGAATCGATTTGCGTTTGATAATAAACTTGACTTTCTTCTAAGATTGCATTTTGCGCATACAATCCGTATACTGTATCTTCCGTTTTATCGATCTGGACATTTGCAATGTTTTGTGATGTGTTTAAAATTTCTTGAACGTAACCGAGCGCTTTGATTTGATCAAGCTCATTGACGTTCATTTTTTGCGATAGATCTAAATATTCCTTGCTTACCGTCGGCAGGTTTGCAAGGGCGCTTTGAACTTCACTTTGATCGGTCGAATAAAGGCCCTGTACCGTTGCGTCAAGTAAGCTCTTTGCGTATGATAGTTGATATTCTGGGGATGCAGATCCACTTGATAACACAAGATCTGATTGAAAACCCGCAATTTCATCTTTCAGCGTTTTAAAAGAGTCTAATAGATCTTCGTTCTCACTTATCAGGTCCCCTTTCGCGTCAATCTCTTCCTGTATTTGATCATAAATAGTCTCATATTGATCTATCTCTGCATTCAAAGCATCTGTGTATACATCTTTAGCCTCGGAAAGCGAATTGGTGGCATCATTTAATGATTCTGATAACTCGGAATTTGCGAGTAGCTCTAACTGATATTTATAGGCTTTATTAAGATCATCAAGTGGAATCCCTAAATCCTTAGCGCTGCGAACCTGCTCTTTATACCATGTGTCCAGATCTCTTAACCCTTGAGCATATTCTGACATAGTAGTTCCAACTAAGATGTCATCAATGTCGCTACGGAAGTTTTCCTTCAAAACCTCTATTTGATAACTGTAAGCCTCGTTTAGCTTCTCAAGGGATACGCCAAGATCATCCGCTGTTGATTTTTGTTCTTCGTACCACTCGCTTAATGATTTTAGATCTTTCCCGTATTCGGATAATGCACCCTCTGTTAAAATATCGCTGATAGTTGAGTTAAATGATTCAACTTCTTCCAGATATTTGTAATATTCGGTTGCTCCGCTTGATAAAGACATCAATATTGTAAATAACCGCTTGCCACTATCGGTTGTAACATCTAACCCTTCAACCAGTTCCCGAAGAGCTTCTTTCGTTTTTGGGAATCCAACACTCGAATCAACGGATTGAATAGACTTCGTAGCATTATCAAAAAATGATGATTGCTGTTCGAATGTGAAATAAAATGCTTCATAAAATGATTCTACGCTCTTCTGAAAAGCCTCAAGATCACCACTTAAATCTGCAATGTCTTGGCTTAAATCTATGGCCTCTGTTGCGGTTACACTAAAAGACACCCCGAGCTTATCAAAGGCATTTTCAATGATTGCTTTTGTTGAAACAAGCCGTATGGCCGCTTCATACATTCCTTCGTCAATTTCTTGGTATGGCTTTACAACATCGTAAAATAAATCCTCAGTCATGGTATCTGCGACTTCGGAAAAAACGTTGTTCAATGCCTCTTCAATTTCTTTCCCCTCAAGATCCATTAGATTTATTTTACCAAGGTCAAAAACATATTGTTCTGCTGCGTCAACAGTATATCCAAGAGATTCAGCAAGATTGATTGAAATATCAGAAAAGGAATCTAAAACACTTTGAAAGTATTTTGATATGTCATCATCTACTGCTTGTAACTTTGTCTCAGTCCATGATTTATCGGAATGGAACCAGCCACCTTCTTCTTCCACTTTGACATCTTGATATGATTGTACGAGCAAATCTTGGCCAATTGTATATGGATCAATTTTAAAGCCAGATCCGATTAGTTTTTTACTTTGTCCACCTCCAAATATATTGCCTGCCAAACCACCCAATAGATCATTCGCAAAACCACCAAGCATTCCACCAATCCCATCTAAAAGAATCATGGAATAGTTTTGAATAAACTTATCTATTTTTTCATCTTCAAACACAGATTCAGCGCCACCAGCGAAGAATCCCTCTGAGATCCCAAAATACTGGGCGGAAAAATCACCATAGCTCCTAACTACACTCGACGCTAACGCAGTGATATTTTTATTAAGATCGTTCATCTCGTAATAAATATCAACAAGAGTTGAGTATTGTTCGGCCTCAATATCCTGCAAAAACTCCATTGAATTGGATACAGATTCGCTCATTGCTGATTCATCGCCCAATACAGTTCCAGTGCCGCTTACAAGGCCTACTCTTTGAGGTTCACCCCCACCTCCACCCCCACCACCACTACTAAAATCAATATTGGCAATAGAAAGTACTCCGGATATAACCGCAGTCATCGCAGCTATACGGGCAAAAGCAGTATAAGGGTCACCTGTCCCCTGCTGTGCGACAGCACCAACTGCAATCATCAAATTCTTTTGGACCAGCATCCCCATTTCTACAGCGTATGCTGCCTTTGATGCAGCCGAAGCTATTTCCTGCTGCTTTGATCCCTCTTCATAAAGTGATGCGATGGATGATAAATTTGATGAGATTTGGGAAAATGATTCTTCTCTATTCTCCATTTCTTTCATGGCCGTTTCTTCATTTAAGGACTGGATCTCTTTGTTCTTCCACTCCTCTGCTAAGACCATGTCCCCTCCGAGTTCTTCATATTTCGCTACATATTTTTCTAATTCTAAAAGTTGCTTTTCGTATGGAGACTCTATTAAATCTACTTCCATTTGTTCGCGCATAGTTTTTTCTTTTTCAGCCCTACGTTCTTCTTGTCTCCTTGCTTTTTCTTCTTCGGATATTTTTTTATCTTGAATCTTTAGCCACTCATAAAAAAACCAGTCTTCGAGTTCGAGTTGAGATATCAATCCTTGTTCTACAAGTTTTTCGCGCTCATCATAAGATGCATCAAGCGCCTTTTCCTGATAATCAGCGCTTGAAAGCGTGGCTTTGTCGTAGTCTGCGTAGAATGATTCTATTTCAGATATCTGTTTTTTATAATCAAACGTATCAATCCCAGTAAATGATTCAGTTAATTCTTTGTTTGCTTTTATTGCCGGCACTACACCAGTTTTTATATATTTGTCATATCCTTCTGTTTGCTCGTTAATTGACTTCGTAACAGATTGAGTGCCAAAGTTTACTGCGTCAAACTGCATAATCAACAACTTAAGCTCATTTGTGCTTGATGTTATATATGTCCCCCATGATATATACCCCTGTGTTGCAAGGGCTAATGCCTGGGAGTTTATGGCAATGTTTTTTGTTGTATCACCGAATATTTTACCTAAAAACTTAACTGACTTTGCCATTTCGCCAATATATGACGGTAAATCGTTCCTTATAAATTCTTTGTTCTCAGTTGTCCATGTTCTAAAATCGTTTATTATATCAATAACAGCAGGAGCAAGGCCTGAGCCTATACTTGCTGCTATTTCATCAACAGCATTCCAGGCAAATGTTATTTGAGACTTAAAACTTTCTGTTGCTTTTATTGATTCTTCCATTAACGCCGTAGAATTTTCAACTTCTGAGTTAGCTAATTCAAAAGCTTTTTCTAATTCTTCAACATTAGAAACAAGAGGTGTTAGTCCCTTAATTTGTTCTACTCCTGTCATGCCAAACTTTTCAAGCAGAGTTATGGCAGATTCTCCAGAATCAACCATCTTGCTCATGCCTTTTATCCATGCGTTAAAAACAACAGAAGAGTCAGTTTTAAAAGTTTTCTTAATTTGTTCGCCGGTCATGCCTGTTGTTTCCTGCAAATACTCAAACTTTTCACCACCGGATATAATAGATTTCTCTATTTCTACCATAGACCTACCTATTGCAGATCCTGATAGCTCAGCTTGTGCCCCCATCGATTTTAAAGCTGCACCATATGCTGTAGACGCAGCGGCAGAGACTTCAAACGCAGATACGCTTCTTGAAATTTCTGACGCCATTTGAACTATTTCTGATTCAGATGCTGCCATATTGTTACCCAATGCAACAATTACAGAACCGAGTTCGTCAACGCTATCAACAGTTTCGCCGGAAACGTTTATAATTCTGGCAAGTGCTTTTGCCCCATCTTCTCCGACTAAATCAGTAGTCAATTGCAATCTTGCAACGGTATCTGTAAAAAGAGTGATATTATCGACTCCCTTAACTCCAAGCTGGCCTGCTGCCGCTGCAATTTCAAGCAAAGAGTCCCTCGCTACAGGGATTTTGTTTGCCATGTCAAGCAAATTATTTTTAAGGGAAATCATTTCTGAATCAGTGGCGTTTGTTGTTTTCTGAATACCGATTAACCCAGAATCCAAATCTGAAAATTCTGACAATGATTTTGCTGAAATTGCAGCGACAGACGCCATTGCAGCACCTAATGCTACGATACTGCTTGTACTTAATTGGACCGAGGGCGCAAGCGTTTTTAGGGCTCCACCGTAATCCCCTATGCTCGCTTTAAGCTTAACTGTTTCAAGCCTGGTAAGATTTATTGACTTGTTAAGGTTATCAAAAGACTTTTTAGCCTTTTCAGCCTTAAGTCCTTTATCCATTCTGGCTTCAAGCCGCTCGAACTCCTTTTCGTTTTTTACGGCCTGAGACCCAAGGGCGGCAAGGTCTTTTTTTAACTGACGTGACGAACGCTCAGAATCACCAGTATCAAGTACTATTTTTAAACCGGGCATTATTTTTTTTGCGCCTCCATGATCATTGGATATGCTACATCTTCGATCATTAAAACCTTCTCAAAATCATCGAGATACGCCCCAGATATCTCGCACAGCGACCGAACTTCTGATACTTTTAATCTTTGATGCACAACCGACATACCTACTGACAACTCTCTATGCCGGTTGCACCTCTGCCAAATAGATAAAGCTAATCTATTCTTGTTATTTAAATCGCTGGGTTTCCCGCAAGCTTCGCAATCCGGCTCCAATCCATCTATTTCATGAGCCGACCAGCAATCGTCACAGTCGGCTTTATGAGGATTAAATTCCCAGGAAACCCAGTCAGTTAGTTTTTTACGGTCTTGACTTCTTCCTCTTCCCTTGCGTTACCGATATTTTCGATTTCTTCCAGGATGTACGTGCAAATATCCTCGTTCTCCTTCATATTCGCAAGGGCGCGTTTGTTCTCGCTGTTACACTCTGGATTACCGGCAATACCTTTCCATGACTTTACCTGGATGTCAATCTTATCTACCATCAACTCCAAAAAATCAATTACCTCGGCATATTCAGCTTTTGATCCTTTATTTTTTTTGACTTTTTTGGAATGGGTGTGCTTTTCAATTAGGTCTCTGAGCTGTTCTTTTGTCATAGGTACAACTTCAAACTTTGCGCCCATGTACTCAATTTCGTGTTTGATTTCTTTTGTGACCAACTTTAACATGTTTTCATCCCCGTATTATTTATTCCCCGGTTAAAAATGACGGAAATGGGCCGGGGAAACCCAAGTTCGGCTTGTGCCTATCCGTCAATAAAAAATTATGTAAAGACTATCGTTGCCGAATCTTCACCTGTATCACCCAACGCTGTTCCAGAAATAGTCAGAGACACAGTAGGAGAAGATGATTGAACCTGTGGAACCTCAAGCTCAACGTAAGGCAAGTTAATCGTGCAAGTCTTCCCTGCCCCGTTTGCAATTGAGATTATTACCGCTGTTTTAACGTTTTGTGTTGCGTTATAAAAATAGCTTAGATCATTTTCCCTGAATAAAACGCTTGGTGAAAATGTGATATTTCTTTGATCTTCGACATATTCTTCAACGTATCCAGATGATGTGATTTCGTCCGTTTGCCATGCTACAGGCGAGTTAATTGTCACATCTGTTGATTTTAAGGCCTTTGTTGATCCGTCGAATGAAATGGTAGTGTCTTTGTTTTCAAGGACGGATCCTACTGGCGTAAAAGTCGGCAGAAATCCTTTAATAACGGCTCCGTCATCACAAGTGATACTGTCTGCCATGGTCAACGTGTCTGTGTCATAGTCAACAGACACAATTTTATATCCGGCATCGGTGTTAGTATCAGATCCAATCTGAACATATCCACCAGCGATGAATTTCTTTGCATCGTCAACAATAACCTCTGTATCCGCAGATACGGCACCGGCAACGGCATCGGTACCGACCCAACCCCTAACCATGAATCCACCCGAAAAATCAACCTTTGCACCACCAGTTGTCGACATTGACAACTTTCCGGATTCTGCACATGCGCCTGTACCGAAGAAAACAGTATGACCCTTCTTCATCCAGATCGTAAAACTTGGCTTTTCCTTCGCTTGCGCGTATGTCACTGATGTGGCAGGCGAAATAGTTTCAAGTCCCTGCAAAGATTTAAAAAGAACACCGCCCATTGGTGCCGTTCCAGCAGTTCCTGACGGCCGCAAGTAAATCGGAATACTCCACGTACCAGCCCCGGTCTGATCCTGAATTCGGTCCAAAACATCAAGGGAATCAACGATTTCCTCTGAATTTGTAAAAGACGGCTGCTGATTAATATCCGCGTCACCAGCCGAAACAACCATCTGTGCTGCCGTTGTGGGGAAAACGGCTGTCCCTTTTGTGCTTTCCTCGACGCAAAAAACAATCTGCTCACGCGCCTTTGCTACTGTATTAGTCATTTTAACTCTCCGTTATTACAGAAAATGGTATTGTAACTTGGTGATGATTCGCTTGTAAGTCGTTATCAACTCCAAGAAATTCGGTATGGGGCATGATATCCCCGATTTCACACACCACACCGCCTATGTCCTTGCGAAAAAAAAGTTCCTCAATCGCCCCTGAATATGCTTCTCCCTGGATTGTGCCCGCTCCCAAAACTGTGAATACATTGATTTTAAAAATACCGACGCGATTAGACGCACCTCCTATTTCCAAAGAGGTATTTCCACCAGGCAAAAAATAAGATTCTATATATGGCAAGTCCGGCTGTTGGTCTTGAGACACCCGCCTGATGCTTGTATGATCCCAATTAGCGTCAAGATAATCCGATATCGTCGTGTTTATTTCATGAGGCTTCATGCTGGCTCAAGTCCCTCAAATTTAGCTAATTCTTTGTTGAAGTGGTTTGAAAAATCAGCGAGAGAGAGAGCGACAAAACCGACAGGGGCTTGTGTGGACGTCCCGTTTTCAAGTTGCTCGATATACTCAATATTGTTGTATATGATGACTTGGTTATCGCTGATTCCGAAAGAAAATCCGTCCATTTCTTTACCGGCAAATTGGCCTATCATCGAGTCTCTGATATCTTTAGGCCAGCCCCCTTCAGGAGGCTCTGTAGATAGCTTGGTTGAGCCAGTTGAGATTCCCCAAGAAGCGGCAGCCCTTCCGGTGTCACGAGGGCATCGCCTGACGACCTCTCTGTAAAGATCAAGGCATGACTTCCTTATTACTTTCTCAACATTTTTAGTTGCGTAATCAGCAATGGCATTTAATGATTTTACAAACTCTGCTGCATTGCCAGTGACATCGTTCATCATGATAAGGCCTGCCTTCCGTGATTTTCGTGATATCCCAGTGACGCTTCTGCTTTTTGCCTTGCTACGGCTGCATCTTCAAATAGGTCGAAATACCCAAGGTGTTTTCGCCTGTTTTTTCCGCCGATATATGCAACCCACTTATCCATCCCTTTGTGCCAACCAACGCCTACTGAACCTGAAATGTTGTTCTTTTGCATACTGTGGTTTTGGGCATTTTCAAGCTTCGATGCAGACCTTAAGTTAGCCCATGCATTGTTCAAACCCACACCATCGATATGGTCCACATCGCATTCAGGGAAAGAACCTTCCATATATAGAAATGCAAGCCTGTGGGTCTTGTATATTTTTCCAAAGACTTTTACCTTTCGATATCCGATTAGCGGGGCATCTTGATACTCAACCCACCCGGCAACATTCCCTGCATTTTTTTTATTCCATGCGTTACATGTTCTATGTGGAATCACACAATGCTGGAACATATCAACCGTACGTAGATTCCACGTAAATACGCCTGTGAATGGGTTGTAATCTAAAACTTCCTTCAACAATTCTTGAGTAAGTTCAATCATGTCCGCACCTGGATGTTAAAGAGCAAAGGAACGTTGCCGGGGGATAACGGATATATATTGATAACCTCCTGGGTATCTGATCCTATTAAAACCTGATATGTCGTATCAAGATCAGTCGGAAGGCCGTAAGCTGGTGTGACCAATAAACAATCACCAATTTGTATAATTGTTCCATCCACTTCTCGTATGTCGTATTCTTTGCGTATTGCGTATGTTTCGACATTGACAGGGTCTGTCTTGCCAACCCACTCCATGGTGTCCGGGTCAAATTCCCCTGGACTACCTGGCAGGCTTACTGTTACAGCAAAGCCCTCAGACTTTATATCATTATAAATAGATAACTGTTCTGCTGCCCAATCAGTCATAGTTAACCCCTTTCAAGCCTTACATTAACACTTGATGTGATGTAAGGAGCCAAAAGCATATCAACTCCGCGAAACCGCTTCCAAGCAGGCGCATTTGATCGGTAAACTTTTTTGATTGCGCCCCCAATCTCTTTGCTGGAAATATAGTCGTCATTTGTTAATGCAGGGGTCAAAACACCCGGCACTTTAAGCTCTTCAAGCGACAATAGGATATGCGCTTTGGTTATGTCTTCCGGCTGTTCTACGGAAAGGCTAAATGCTTCACCGATCCATGGCAATGTTTTGAGGTAATCCCAAGCCCTTTGAAGAGCTTGGGATTTTGC